AGTAAGCTACAACTTGAGCAGGAGAAAGTCTATATACACATACTGCCCATTCTCCTTCTTCAATAAATTCTTGGTCAGGTGATTTATCATAATCAAAATATAAAGGGTTTATTACTGACATTGCAGGTTCATCATTAAGAATACCTACCCAAAATATTTCTTTAGCACTAATACACAAATGTTTAAATCCTTGATTAAACTTAGTAGCTACATTTTCTTTTTGTACTAAATATTCTAACAACTGATGTGCTAAAGCTTCTGCTGGGTCTTGATGTTCCCTTTGCATGTATTTTTTTATTTCTTCAGGTGTCATTGCCTGAGTTTCTTCTTCTATCTGCTGTTGTATTTGTTGTATTTGTTCAGGTGTTAATTCTTGTCCTTGAGCTTCAGCTACTTTTCTTTGCTCTATTTCCATTCTAATTGGCTTCATTATTTCTTGAACAACATAATCTTGTATCATTTTAAATTCTTGTTGTTCTCTTCTTGTAGTAGCTTCTTCATTAACTGCCATTACTTTCCAAGAAAAAGGTCTTTTCATTTCCATACCTAACAACACTTTTATCTTAGGAGATATAATATCTCTATTAACAAAGTTAGCAGGTAGTTCTCCACTTTGTGCACCAAATGGTCTAATTACATATTCAAAATCTCTGATGTTAATAATGTTGTTAAACAAATCATAATTAACTTTCATCCTTTTATAATCAGATACACCATTAGTATCAAATGTATCAAAACCATATCCATTAAAGCCTACTTGTGAAAATGACCTCTTATCTAAGAAGTCTAAGTTTGCTTTATACCAATGTTTATTATCAGCATTTTTTTGTGCTCTTGTTATCCTATGTTTAGGCATGCCAACACTTGCTGCTGTTTCTGTAGTTATCATATTAGTTGATGTGAGTTAGAATTTTTAAACCATGATTTGTAACTATTTAATAAATACTTTGCTGATTTGTTCTCCTCATTCTGTTCATATTTTTTTTCACCTTCTTCTTCTAATTGAAACATAATCATCATAAATGCCATTACTCGGTCAAAGTTTCCTTTTTTATTAAACAAGATAAGTTCTTCTAAAAGTCCTGGGTCTTCAATAGTATCTAAGTTTAATATGATATTCCCATTCTCATCTACATCTCTTTCTTGTAATAACCATTGCTTTATATATTTAGCTCCTGCATCTTTTAACTCAGGGTTCATGTGAATACCATATATCCTTGCTACTTTAGAATTCTTTATAGTCTTAGATATAACAGCATCAGGTTGAGCAGCTAAGAGATGTAACTTTCTTTTCTTTTCAAAATATCCTTTAACATCTCTAATCATATTCTCATGCATTATCTCTGCATTATAAAGTTCTGCTAACAACTCTACTATTCTATGAGTATCATCTACTGTTTTCATCCTACCTACATAAGATGCAACTATTTTATGTCTTGAAAATGAAAACTCATTATTACTTTTATAAACATATACAGCACCTAACGATACACCTGAAGTTTGGTCTTGTTGATAAGGGTCATATCCTATCTTGTAAAGACCTTTAGGTGGATTAGATACTGGATATTCATAAATTACAGGTGCTCCACTTAAGTCAAGAATCTTTGGTTTATAATGCCATACTGGTGCTAACTCATTTTTAAGGTCAGGTATTGCTTTTACTTTTCCTTCTTCATTTCTTATAAGTGATACTGCTTGTCCTTTCTTATGATATATCTGTTCTCTTTCTACAATATTCAATCTATTTCTAAGTTCAGTAATTGGGAAATCATTAGTAGATACAGTAAGAAAAGCTTCACTTGGTTTTAAAGGATATTCTTGTACTCTTTTCTGAATAACTCCTGTACCATTAGATGAATTCTTTAATATCTTTTCTCTTTCTTCTATTTCATAATCAATAGCATTTTGCTTTAATGAATTACCTTGTTTATCATAAAAGCCATCCATGTTCCAAAATACAGGATGAAAAAATCCACACTTTGTATTTTCTGCATTATCATCCCATACATTAATAAATGGCATTAAGTTATAAGTTGCTGGGTCATAAAACATTTCAGCAAAATCTACTGTACCACCTTCCATATCACCACCTGTACCAAATATAAGTATCTGTCCTGTTATAAATTTACCTGCTTTCAATGTAGGTTCAGTAGCCATATATGAATCCTTTAAATTAGGAAACTTACCTGCTTCTTCTAACAATACATATTTAGCATCTTTACCCCTAGCAGCATCTGGATTATCTTTAAAAGTTACTGCTATAACTTGTGACTGATAACCTTTTTCAATAGCTACACCATTTAACACTTCTTTATATGATGCCTTTCTATGTTCTTGTTTATCAATATAATCTCTATTCTTTCTCCACCCTGTATGCTCATTAAGAAAGTTAAGATAATCTGTAACCATACCCATAGTTCCTTCAGGGTAAAGATATTTCTTTTCAAAAGCACCAATAATAGAAAGAGAGTTTCTAACACTATTATATATATTAGCTACTTTAGCAGCATTCTTAAATGAGTAACCTTTACGTCTTGATTTACCTACTATAATATGTCTACCACCATCTAAGAACTCATCTTCTACTCTTACCTCTAACTGAAGGTTGTTAAGTGTTTCTCTACTTAATCCATTATAAGCTATTTCAGTTGCCCAATAGTAATTATAATCACCATCCCAAAAGTCAGGAAACCCTGCTAACTTCTTTGCCTTTCTACCTGATGCTCCTTTCTCAACCCTCATTATAGGACAGAAGTTCATATAAAAGTAATGGTCACCTGTTATCTTAACTCCTCCTACTTCATACCCTTCAACTGTTCTTTTAAATTGTTCTTCCCAATATATCTGCCATGAAGGAGAACCCCAAGGGTCAGGACAATAATATCCATATTTTTCAAAGTGTCTAGCTTCTTCTCTAAACACTTCTGTATTTACCCAAACACCATCAGGGTTCCTTATAGACTGAAGATTACTCATTATTGTCCAGGAGCAGTAGTTACATATTTTAACCTATAAATAGTATGTGCTATAAGTTGAAGAATCTCATCTAATTGATTTTGAATCCATCCTTCTTCATACATATTTCTTTCTTTAGTAACTTGAGTATAAAGATTCTGCATATATGACAAAGGATTAGATATAGCACTAGCAGAAAAAGAAAGTGTAAGTTGACCATGTATTCCCATTACTGTTTCAGCAAAAGTATCTAATCTTTCTTCTAATCCAGTATAAAAAATAGATAAAGCTTCATGAGGAGCTAATGCTCTACTTCTTTGTTCAATATGAGTAATATGAGCATCTTCTTTAGCTTTAAAAAGCATAGAAATAAATCCACTACAATCTTTAGACATAGTCATACCCATATCTATAGGTTTAGAATATTCAGATGGAGTAGATTTTATTACTGGACTAATAGAGTCAAATGCTTCTAATAATTTGTTTTTCATAGTTTGATATTTAAATTATTTTTCAAATGGATTAATTTCTTTACCTGCTTTTGTTTTAGAACTTTCATACAATTCTTGTTCAACTCTTTCCTTTAAATCACTCATTGACTTAAGAACCTCATTAGCTGATTTAAGTGCAGGGATAACTTCACTAATCTTATATACAGGTAAACCTTTATCTGTTCTTTCATTAAAGTCTATATTTTGAAAAAAGTTAATAGTTTGTTCTACACCACTTTTAACTGCATTAAAATATCTCATAGATGGTGAAGCATTCATTAACCATTCTTCATATAAACTTGTAGCTTCTTCTACTAATTTATCAGGAATCCATTCTTCATCTTTCCACAATCCTTGTACTATCTTAGTTTTCTTTATATCAACATGATACCCAGCATAAGGATTTGTTTTCTTTGGAGAAACTAAGAAACAAATATAAGAAAATTCTCTGATAGCTGTTTCTTTATGTTTAGATTTATCTCTATCCCATATTTCTTTAAATGGAGAAACAAGTAATACTTCTTTAACAGGAGTTACATGTGAGTTATGCATTTCAAATATTTCTACCATACTTTTAACTATGTAAGTGACATTAACATATCAATTAATTCCTGTTGTGGAAATATATCATTCTTTCCTGCAAATACATTACCATGTGTATATATACCAGGATTTTTTTCTATTTCTGCAACATTACAAAAATCAAATGCATATTTAACACCTTTAGTTTTAATCATTTCATACAATCCTTTCTTAGGGTTTATTCCATACAAATCTTGTACATAATAAATTAACTTTTTTGTTTCTTCAATCTGCTTATCAGATATCTTATGAAAGTATTGATTAAATCTATACACATATCCTAAATCAACTACTTGGTTAAGACTTACTTCAACTCCAGGCCAAGCATAAAACCCATTAGGATTCTTAGTTATCCATTTACTTCCTTGATAATATCCACCTTTATGTAATCCACCAAAAGAACAAATCTCTAAACCTAATGCTTCTCTATGCATTGTAGTATTTCCTGCTGATGCATGCCAAGCATAAGCACCTTTAGGTAAACAACAAATCATTCTACCATCAAAACCTAAATCACCTTTATTAGGATGTTTACCACCAAGTACATATTCAGTAGCTACAGTATTAGTATCTTTTTCCCAAAACTTAACTGTTTCATAAGGATTATCCCAACCTGCAGTATGATGTAATATCATCCATCTTTTAGATACTGGTCCAGGATAATAGTTAGGAATCCATTTACCATTAACTGTAATACCTTGAGATATAGGATAATACTCATAATCATCATTAGTTAAATCAGTATCTCCTTCACCAAGTAATGCATTCCATGTAACAGGACCAACTACTCCATCAGCAGTAAGATTAGATTGCTTTTGAAATTTAACAACAGCTTCATGAGTAGCCATTCCAAATATACCATCAACTTTTAGTTTAAGTATCTCTTGAACTTTTTTAACATCATCACCTGTATCACCAAATTTAACTGTTTCCATTATCTTATAATTAATCTTTGAGTTAATAATTTGAATTCTTTTTCCATGTTCATAAATCTTGCATCAACTTCCATAAGTGCAGATACATTTTCTTCATAAGGTTTCATATCTTCATTAAACTTATCAAACACTTTTAAAAATTCATTACCTAATGTAATAACTTCTTGTGCTCTTGTGAGTAAATACTCTTCTGTAATTTCTTCCATTGTTTAAATTTTTACAAGTCCTTTAATAGTAAGTGTAGTTTTTGAATCATCATCAAAAGTAACAGTAGCAGTTTTATTAAAATCAAGTGTAGTTACACCATTCTTTTTTAAATGATTAGGTATAGATGTACTTTCATAGGTGAGGGTTATGATGTTTCCTTCATTTTTAAAAGTAGTACAACCACAAGAAGCCTTTACTTCTGTAATCTTTTTGTCACCTAAATATTCAAAACTTGCTGTTAATTCTTTTTTTGGTTTTACAGTACCAAAATCATGAGTTGTTTTATTCCACATATTTATTTCATTATTTGGGTTTTATAATCAATCCATTGTTTCTTTGTCATCATAGGATAATAACACTTACCCTCACATTGCTTATTACAAAAAGTTAATGCCGGTATAGAGCATTCACAAATTTTACATTGTCCACTAGAGTAGCATACTTTATCCATCACCTCTAACCTCCATTCAAATTGCTCTTGTATGTGCTTCCTTATTAAGAATCTACATTTAGAGTAATAGATGTACTCTCTTGTGTGTCCTTGTATAAAATACCAAATATCAATTGTTTTTCTTTCTCCTTTGATAATACTCTTTAAAGAGGTTATGATTTTTTTCCACATACTTTTCTAGTTTTTCAAGGTTATGTTTATGATATTCTAAATGAGTTAAATCCTTATCAATGCTATTTTTTAATGAGTTAATTTTCTTCACTACAGGAGCTGCAAATACTTGAAAGCTACCAAATCCTTTTATTCTTATATCAGGAATATCATCATCCCCCATTCTTATTCTAAAATAATTAAAAGTACCATTAACAGTATCAGCTATTTCAGCATCAGTAAGAGTAGGGTAAGCATCTTTTACTTTTACAACAAACCTTTTAATTAAATCATTCTTCATGATTTGTATTTATAATTTGTAAAAAATATTCTTGCTTATCTTGATTAGGTATAAGTACTTTAGGTATATCATTAGTAGGAGTTATAAAGCCTTTAGCTTTTAAAAACTTTATATAATTACTAAGTCCTGCATCAGATAGATTAAGTTTTTGTTTAACCATTTTTTTAGCAGTAGCACCAAATCTATCTTTAGCTATATCTCCTTGAAATGTCATAAATGAAGCAAGTACTTCTATTTCTTTAGGTGTAAGTTTAGTTGAAAGAAGTGAATTAACTATTGTCAAATGTGTTATATAATATTCACTTACAGGTAGTTCTAGCTTTTTACTTAATGCTTTCATTTCTTTATTTTTTTCTTAGTTACAAAGTTAAGTTTTTTTTGAAGATTTATTTATAAAAAAATTTTTTTATTAAAAATTTTTTGTGTGGTTGTGAAAGTGTGAGTCCTACTACAACATCACCCCCCTTATCTTTGACTGGAATCAGTACCCCTGGCTATTTGCCAACGGAAAACTTTTCAGTCCGAAAATAAATATTTGTGTCCTATGCCTTTGGATGCAAACATTCCTTAACACTTAAATTTATTACTATCATGGAAAAGGCTTATTGGTTATCTCTTGAGGAAGCGAAAGACTTCTTCTGTGTTATTAAGTTTGACGTCA